CCAAAGCAAAGTTAATAGCAGGAGAGCCATTAACTGAAGCTGAAGCAGATACTTTGGTAATATAATATGACAAGAGCAAGAGACTTAGCTGATATGATCAGCAGTGGTAAGATTGAATTAGCAGAGATTGCTACTTCTACACAGGAATCATTAGGTAATACAGACCTATATGGTTTTAAAAAAACTAATGGTACTGGTAGTCAGAAAGAGGATCTTATTCTTACAAAAACAAATGGCTCTGATAATATATCAGTAGCTACAAACGATAGTTCTCAGACAGATTTATTTGATGAGAGCTTTTTTAGTAAAAAAGGACTTACATTCTCAGTGAACTCAGATGGTGAACTGTTAGTGACAGTCTAACAACAAAGGAGAAAATATAAATGGCAACAGTAAATTTAGGTAGAATTAAGCCAGTATTCAGAGGTGCCTATAATGGTGCTACTGCTTATGTAGTTGATGATATCGTCACTCATGGGGATGAAACATTCATTTGTATACTAGCTTCAACAGGCAATGCTACTTCCAATGCTACCTATTGGACAAAATTAGCAGCTAAAGGAACAGATGGTACAGATGTAGGTACTACATTAACAACACAAGGTGATATGCTTTACAGAGATGGAAGTGGATTACAAAGACTAGCTAAAGGTACATCTGGTAATGTTTTAAAACAAGGAACTAATCACCCAGAATGGGGAACAGTATCTTCTGACTTTGTTAGACTTGCAAGTCTTACACAAACAAGTGAAGTACAATCATTTTCAGTAGATGGATATTTTACAAGTGATTATGATGTTTATAAAATATACTTAATAAATGCTACTGCTGATGGTAATAAATTTCAAGTGCAAGTAAATCAAGGTGGTTCAGCTGCAACATCTAGTGATTATCAGTATTTGGCAGCTTATAATGATTTGACTACAGGAAATACACCAAGTTCATCTACATCTCACTCAATAAACGATAGTCAATTTAGAATTGGTTGGCAAGATGATACAGCAAGTAGAAGACTCAGTTCTGAAATAACAATCTTTGACCCATTAAATACGAATAGATACAAACCAGTACATTATTCAGGAATGTCTTTTATGGGTTCTTATTGGTATTTAGTTCAAGGTGTTGCACAATATGAAAACAACACTAATGCAATAAGTGGACTAACTTTTAAAGGTCATAATTCAAGTTATAATGTTAGTGCAGACCATATCTATGTTTATGGCTTAAAGAACTCATAATGAATAAGGAGAATATATAAATGAAAAAAGTAATATTTAATCCAGAAAATCCTAATGGTTTAGAGGTTGAATTAACTGCTGATGAAGTTTCACAAGTTCAAGCACAAGACGTTAAAGTTGCAGAAAAAGACGAAACAGAATTAGCAGAAAAAAACCAAAATGAAACAGACCAAGCTAATGGTAATAAAAAACTTTTAGACTTGGGATTAACACAAGCTGAAGCAACAGCATTGACTGGTTATACACCACCAATAGAAGAATAATAAAAAACTAATGGCTAATACATACAAAAATGTAAAAGCAGATTTAACGTCAACAGGTCTAGTGGTGTTACTTAATGTACCCACTGGATCTACTTGTATTATAAAATCAATATTAATATCTGAAGATACAGGTGCTACACCAACTATAGATATTACATTAGTTGAATCTGCTAACATTTTTAGTTTGTTTAAAAGTGAAAGCTTATCTGCTAATCAAACAAAAGAATTACTTACACAACCATTAGTAATACAAGCAGGACAGGAACTTAAAGCACAAGCATCAGCTGGTAATCAGCTACATATTGTTGTGTCTTATTTAGAAATAACGTGATTGAATTGGTTAGGATACCAACAGAAAATGTTAATGATGCTTGGGGTATGGTATCACAAAATATTGCAGATGCACTAGCTAGATCTAATGGATATGCTAGAGCAGAACATATTAAAGGTTGGATTTTAGAAAATAAGATGCAACTTTGGATACTTTGGGATTCACAAAACAAAAAGTATTATGGAGTAGTAGTTACAGAAATAATACAAAGACCATTACAGCGATGTTTAAATATTAAAATCATGACTGGTAATCATCGTGAAAAATGGCAACATCTAATAAAACAAATAGAAGATTTTGCATGGCAAAACAACTGCGATTTATTAGAGTTAGTAGCGAGACCAGGATGGAAACGTGTACTTAAACCCTTTGGTTTTAAAGAAAGTCATGTATTATTAGAAAAACACAATAAGGAGAAAAAATAATATGTCATTTGGAGGAGGAGGTGGTGGAGGAACATCTACTACAGTAAACAGAGTAGAACCTTATGCACCATCAACAGGAGCTTTAAATCAGATTATATCTGAAGCTGGAACTATATATGGTCAAGGACCAGCAGGTACTGGCTACGTAGCACCAAGCACACAAACTATTCAAGGTTTAGCTGCACAAGAAACTATGGCTAAAGCTGCTAATCAACAACTTATGGATACTATACAAGGTAAATTTAGCAATCCTTTCTTATCTCCTTTGATTGCACAAGCTGGTAAAGATATCTATACGAATGTTGCAGCAGAATTTAGTGGTGCAGGTAGAACTCCAACAAGTATGGGAGCACAATCTGCTGTCATAGGACAAGTTGCAGATAGAGCATTACCACTTGCATTTGCACAATTAGAAAGAGAAAGAAATAGACAATTACAAACAGCAAGAGCTGTACCAAGTTTAACAGCTGTAGGAGGAGCTTTAGAAGATATACAAGCAGAAAAACAATTAGCTCCATTTGCTGCATTACAACAATATCAACAAACAGTTTCACCAATAGCTTTTGGTTTACCTCAAACAATAGGTACACAAACACAACCAAGACCTAATCCTGTAGGTATGGCTGCTGGTGGAGCATTAACAGGAGCTGCATTAGGTTCACAAATTGGAGCAGTAGGTGGTCCAATGGGAGCTGCAATAGGTGCAGGTTTTGGATTATTAGGAGGTTTATTATAATGAAACTTAAAGATCATATACCACACATAGTTAAAGAACATAAAACAACTTGTGCAGTTATAGCTGTAATCATTATTGTTTTAGCAATATTATAAGGAGTTAATATGTCAGGAGGAGGAGGAGGATCTGGTAATGATGGATCCAATGATATGCAAGTTTCTGGAATGGAAGCTGCAATGTCAACAGAAAAAGGTATCAGTACTCATGCAGAATCTAAAGTAGGAGGCAATCAAGGTAATATCAATGATGAGTTTGGTTCAGGAGGAAATGTTTATGATAACTCTCCTGATACTTCAACTGTTGGTATGGTTTCTGATAGTAAAAATTACTTTAGTTCACCAAAAAATCCTCCAGGCGTAAGTACAGCTTTTGATTATGAAACAGAAGCATATCAAGGTGATGTAAATATAGATGCTGGATATGGACAAGGTAAAATTACAAGTGCTGTTTATGATGCTAAAACAGGTAAAACAAACATAGAACAAACTGTAGGTATCATTGATACAGCTACATATCAAACAGCTAATCTTCAAGCATATTTAGATTCACCTGATGTATCTGATAAAGATAAAGTACAAACACTTAATCAATTACAAGCATTATCTAATTCTAATTTACAAGGATCTAAATTAAACAAAGTAAAAGGTGCACAAACAACTAAAGATTTTGTTGTAGAAAATTTAGATATAGCTTTAAATAATTTAAAAAGCCAAACTAAAAATAGCAAGTACACATCTTTAATAAATGAAACTGCTACAACAAAAGCTAAAGATTTTGCTGATAAACCTTTAGATACAGTAATTAAATCTGGTGGTATTATTGGTTCTGTATTTAGTTCATTAACTGATCATTACAGAAACAATAAAGCATTAAAAACTTTAGGTTATACTGGTAAAGTTATTAAAGAATCATCAAGAGGTGATGATCTTTTAACTGGTGTACAAAGTCAAGAAGATAGAGATGCTATGAATCAACTAGCACCTTCTGCACCATTTATTGCATCAGGAACTAAAGCACCTGATAGTGTTGCAGCTAAATTTTTTGGTAATAGTGCTAATAAATTCAAGTTTGATTTTCAGTCTGAATATAACAAAGCGTTAGCTAATCAGAAAGCATTATTAAATAAAAACTCAGGAGTAGGATTATTAGCAGTAAATCAAAGTCCATTCTATGATTTTTTAAAAAAGAATAATATAGATAAAGGAATATTATAATGGGATTATTAATAGATAAATATAATGAATACTTAGAAAAACTAAGAGGAGTAAATCTTAGAGATGAAGATGATTTCTCTGGTATGGATTCTGATTTTAATACTTCAGGTGCAGGTATTAAAACAAGTCTAAGAGAAAGAGAATCTCCATTAATGAAGAATCCTATCTTTCCAACAAATATTGTACCTCCAGGAGAAGGTAAAATAAATGTTGCTGGTGCATCAATACCAATTATACCTAAAAGTGCAATGGGCAAACAAAATGTAGAGTTTGCAAAAAATAATCAAATACCTAAACAGGATGCTAAACCTTCGGATCCTATTGTTATGGGTGGTACTGGTACACAATATGCAACTGATGGTAATTTTTTAACTAAATTATCTAACCTTGCAGGTATAGATTTAGATCAAGCTAAAAAAGATTGGGCAGCTAAAGGTGGATTTAATGGTCTTATGGCTAATCCTGCATTTACATTAGGACTAGCATTTATGCAGTCAGGAGCTAGAGGTGAAAAATTAGGACAAAACTTATTAGATAATGTTCTTAAATCATCAGCTATATCAGAACAATATAAGAAAAAATTAAAAGATAAATCTGAAATAATGGAAGTTACTTCTGGTGATTTAGCTCAAATTAAAGAAGTATTAGCAGGTATGGATATATCAGCTCCATTTTTTAGAAAACTATTACCAGGTAATCAAGCAGAAAAATATGAACAAGCAGTAGAAGATATTGCTTTTGCAGTACAAAAAAGAGTTAGAAAAAAAGTATTAGCAGCACAAGAAGCTGGTAAAGACATAAAAGTAGGTACTAGATTATATAAAGAAACTATTAATGAAATGATTAGAAAAGGTGAAATAGACAAAAAAGATGGTCTAAAATTATTTGGTTATTCTATATTAGATAGTACTTTAGAAGCTAAACCATTAGCACATGGTGGTACAGCTCATGCTGGTCAAACACACATTGTTGGTGAAAAAGGACCAGAAATATTTATTCCCAAAAATACAGGTGAAGTTATAGCTAATGATGATTCACAAGTATTTGCGATGCTATTAGCATCTAACCCACAATTACAAAAAGTATCTAAGGAACGAGCTATGAAAATCTTAAAAGCTAAGTTTCCTGAGTATTTTGACTAGGAGTATAATGATTAAAAGATTTAAAATAACAGGCGTAAGTAAAAAATTTAAAGGTTTAGAAAAACTTAAACCACAAAAATCACCTAGTAAATTTACTAAAGTTTTAAGTGAAACACAGGTTAAAGCAAATCAAAGAAAAATATTAGGTGATTTACCTGAGTTCATGGGTTTATCCCAAAGAGCTACTGGTGATCTTGCTGCTGATTCTTTAGCAATGAGAACTGAAAATAAAAAGTTTTTTACAGTATTACGTAAAGAACTTGGTAGATCTAGAGCTAGAACTGCAACTGGTTTAAGAACATTTAAACAAACTAGAAAAGTACCTAAACTAGCAATAACAAAAGCTAAAACTAAAGGTGCAATGAAATCATACAATATAGCTAGTGATAAATCTGCTAATGTATTTTCTAAAACTATGGAAAAACTTACTGGTAGAGCTAAAACAAGTCCATTTATTAATAAAGGTTTTGATGTAAAACCTAAAAAAATATCACAAAGCTCATTAAAACAAATGGGTCTTGATGATAGAGAATATTTTAATCCTAAATCAGGAAAAACATTTATTAATACAGCTAGAGGCGATTTTTTTAAAAAGAAAAAGAAAATTTAGATGCCACATAATGACTTTCATCTTGAAGAATTTAAGTTGAAGGATCCAATCAAAGGTTTGTCTGATGGTTTAAAAGAACCAGTACAAGATAAAACTCCTGGATTCTTTCAGTCATTACGTAATCCTATAGATCTTATTAGAGAAGAATCACTACCAGCATCATTATATCAATGGCTTACTGGTAATACTAAAAAGAAACAAGCACAAGAAGCATTACAATATATACAAAACAATCCTGATCAAGCAGGATCTAAAGTCTATAAAGAAGCAGAACGTAAACTAAATAGATTTGGTTATCTTCTAGAAGAAGGACCAATGAATATAGACATCAAAGAAGTTGGGAATATGGTAAAACAAAATCCTAAACTATTTGGTGCTGAACTTGTAAATATGATTGTTGCTGATCCTTGGCTACTTTTCATGCCATTAGGATGGGGTAGACTTGGTAGAGGTGTAGTAAATTCTATTAAGTTAAAACGTGGTAAAAATTTACAATACAAAAGATTAAAAGCAAAAATAGCATCTGATATTAAAGTTGGTGCTACAGCTACACTAGCTACACCATTAGTATTTTCTACTACATTTCAGTTAGGTGAAAATGCAAACCTAGATCCAAAAAGAACATCTATAGAAACTACTATAGGAGCTACAGCAGGAGCTTTATTTTCAGTAGGCTTTGCAGGTACAGGTGAGCTTGTACGTAGATTAACTAGAGTACCTAGAGCTAGAATAGAAGCAGCTCATAGAAAAGTATTTGATAAGTATAATCAAAATGCAGAGAAGTTAGTAGATTTTAATGAACAAGGTATCTACAGAAATGTAGATGAATTAATAGAAATAATTAGAAAAGAAGCTGGTACTATATCAGATCCTAAAAAGTTTGACTTAATTAAGGCAGATGTAACAGCAGCTCTAAGACAAATCAATGAAAATGGCAAAGATATGGCATTAGCCACTGCTTTGAAAAGAGCAGCAGCTGTAGGGGGTATCTTTGGTACAGCACAATTTTTAACATCACCTGATGAAAAACTTGTAGCAACAGCTAAAGGTTTTGGTATAGGTGCAGCAATATATGGTGTTGGTAGAGTATTAGGATCACAACTTAGAAAACTTCCAAAAGAATTTGATGAAGCAGCACTATCAGGTGAAGCTACATTAGATGCTGCAAGACTTAGTACAGTTAGACTAAACTCAGCAGCACAAGAACTATCTAATGTAATCAAAGCTCAGATACCTGATGCTATAGATTCAAGAAGATTATTATTTTATTATCTTACAAAAGCTAGAGTAGATAGAAAAACATTTAAGTATAATGGTAAACTAAAACCTATAACTTTAGATGAGCTTAGAGCTGTAGATAAAAATCTACCTGAAGCAGCTAAAACTATAGAAAAAATATTTAATGAATATTACAATATATTTGGTGCAGGTGGTGAAAGATTAGTATTTAATAAAAGAACTAACTATCTACCTTTGCTTTGGAATGAATATAATCCTAAAGCACAACCATTCAGATTTGTACGAGATTTTGATACAGGTATAGTTACTGGTCCATCAGGTAAGTTTCAGTTTGCTAGACGTGGTATATTTGGTGATATAAATCATGGATTACAAAAAGGATTTACAATACGTTTAGGTAAAGATGATCCAGCTGAGCTGGTACGAATGTATACCTTTGCAGCAGGTAAAGCACTCTCTACCAGAGCAATAATAAAAAATTTAGAACTTACAGAAATATCTAAAAAACCATTAATAATTAGAAATAACGTCAAAAAAACTTTTGATGATACTAATTATACAGAATTTAAACATCCATACTTTGTAGACAAAGGTGATTCTGTATTAGTACACAAAGGTATGATTAACTCATTAAAAATGGTCTTTGATGCTACTGATGAAGGTGCATTAATGGGTGCACTCTTTACAACCAACTTAATGATGAAAAGACTAGCAGTAGGTTTCTCATTTTTTCATGCTGGTGCATTAGTAGAATCATTATGGTTTGCAGGAGCTAAACCAAACTTTATTAAAAAAACATTAGACCCTAGATCTAAACCAGAAATACTCAAATCTGTTCAAGATCCAAAAGCGTATATAAAAGACTTTGGTCACGCTATAGATCAACTACGTACAGCAGGTTATGATGATGTAGTAAGATTTGGTCAAGGTGTTGGATTACAAATATCAGTACCTGAAGATACAGGATTTGATAGATTCTATTATAATATTAGAGGTATTGATCCATTCTTAAAAAGACACTTTGGTATATCTACAAATAATAGAGTAGAAAAAGTATTTAGATGGTTTGATACTATTACATGGGATAGAATTTTTACAGCAGCTAAGCTTCATACATTTCTTACAGTATTAGATGCACCTACACTTATGGGTAGACCTAATCTGTTAAGAATTATGCCTGGTGATACTCAGGCACAGATATATGGTAAAGCAACTAAAGCTGCTACATTTGCTAATGATGCATTTGGTGGTCAGAACTGGGAACAATTAGCGAACAGAATACAATCTGATACACTTAAAAGATTAGCACAAACTACGTTACAACCAGCATCTAGAGGTTATATGCAATTACTTCTATTTGCTCCTGATTGGACAATATCTAATATTAGGATTATTGCTAAGTCATTACCTAACTTTGAGTCTGATCCTGCATTACGTAGAATGTATCAATATTATTTTGCTAGAGCTGCACTTACATATGCTGTAGCAGGATCTGCACTAAACTATATATTTAGTGGACATTCGATATTAGAGAATACAGATCCAACAAGAATTGACTTAGGAAATGGTGAAGTACTTACATTTTCTAAACAATTAATGGAGCCTTTCCATTGGATAACAGATCCACAATCAACTGGTCTTAAAAAGATTGGTTCTCTACCTAGAACAACAATAGAAGTATTAACTAATAAACAATACTTAACTACTAAGTGGAGTCCAAATATTACTAAAAAAGACGATGAAGCGATTGAAAAAGGACTAAAAATAGGTGGTCATGTAGGTATGAGATTTTTACCTATTTGGTTACAGTCTGCATCACGAAACATAGCAGAAGGATTACAAGAACAAGGATTATCTTTAGATCTTGCATCTGACACTGCTGTTGATTTTGTGTTAGGACAACTTGGACATCCTAGATATCAAGGACCAAGATATACACAATATAAAACGAAAGGACTTATAAGAGATCCTTATAAGACATTATTTTAATGAGTAGACACACTGAAAATAGAGAAGAAATTCTTAAAATACATGGAGCTATAGATCTTATCAATCAAAGAATTGATACTATAGAAAACAACCACCTAACACACATGCAAAAAGATATAGATAGAATACAATATATCTTAACAGCAGTTGGACTAGGTGTTGCAGCACAAGTATTATTTCTAGTAACAAGTATTTTTGCATGACAAAAATAGCATTGTTTATGATTATGTGCTCCTATATTACAGGAGATTGTATGAATCCTGTTGAGATGGATACATATTATGATGATATGTATACTTGTCTTAATGCAGGACATCAAGAATCAATAGACAAAGCTAAAGAAATAGGCAAAGAAGATATAAATGAACATGGCATATATATGAAGTTTGTATGTGCTGAAAAAGAAATATTATTACCAAAAGGTAAACCTATATAAGTTGTACCTTACACTCTAGACTATATAACTTCAAAGTTGTAAAACATTGTATGTTAAGAAAATCAATACTTGTGATAAGTGATCAACATGCTCCTTATCATCATATAGATACGATAGACTTTTTAGCTGCTATCAAACAAAAATATAAACCTGATACTGTAGTTAATATAGGTGATGAGATGGATTGGCATAGTATATCATTTCATGACTCTCATCCTGGACTATATTCACCAAGCCATGAGCTTCAGGTTGCTAGAAAATTTTTTAAAGATTTAGAAAAATTATTTCCAAAACAATATGTTATGGACTCAAATCATGGTAGCTTAGTATTTAGAAAAGCTACTAGATATGGTTTACCACACGAAGTTTTCAAATCATATAATCATATGTTAGGTGTAGGTAAAGGTTGGACATGGCATGAGGATCTAATATTAAAAGCATCTAATGGACAGAAAATATATTTCTGTCATGGTAAATACAAAGATGTTTTAAAAGTTGCTCAACAATATGGTATGTGTACAGTGCAAGGTCACTATCATACCTGCTACAAAATAGATTATTGGAGTAATCCAAATGAACTACTTTGGGGTATGCAAGTTGGGTGTTTAATTAACATGAAAAGTTTAGCTTTTGAATACAATAAACTTCAGAAGTCTAGACCAGTAATAGGAACAGGAGTTATCATTGATGGATTGCCTAAATTAATCCCAATGGTTTTAAAAGACAATGGCAGATGGAATAGAAAAATTACCTAGAGGTATTAGAAATAAGAATCCAGGTAATATTAAATTAGGTACAGACTGGGATGGACTGGCTGCAGAGCAAACAGATCCAACATTTTGTATATTTGATGAAGCTGTAATGGGTATTAGAGCTTTACATAGAATACTTCTTACATACAGATTTACTCACAAAAAAGCTACTATTGATGAAATAATTTATAGATGGGCACCCCCATCAGAAAATTCTACTGATAAGTATGTTGAATTTGTGTGTAAAAAACTTGAAAAAGAAAAAGATGTAAAACTTAATAATAGTATGGAAGATTACCTACCACTTGTAAAAGCAATTATACAAATGGAAAATGGTATGCAACCTTATGATGATGAGTTAATCGTAGAAGGGATGTATAAAGCATGGGAAGGATTACCGACTATATCCTCAGCATCATAGAGGGTATTGCTATTAAAATCAAAGTTTGGGCATGGCATAGACGTGTTAATAGACGATTTATGAAGTTGAACAAACATAAACTAAAAAAATAATATGTGGTTGAATTTATTATCTTTAGGGGTTAAAACAGCCTCTCATATTTATCAGAACAAACAAAAAACAAAACAATTAATGTCAGATGCTCAGCGAGTACATGCTGAACGTATGGCGAAAGGCGAACTTGAATATAAAGCGAAAATTATTGAGAGCAATGATAATGGTTGGAAAGACGAATTTGTCCTTGTTCTCGTATCTTTGCCTATTCTGTTATTGGGTTGGTCTGTGTTCTCTGACGATCCTGAGATTCGTGCAAAACTAGATTTGTTTTTTGAATACTTTAAGAACTTACCATATTGGTATCAAGCTATATTTATTGGAGTGGTTAGTGCTATCTATGGTCTTAAAGGTGCTGATATTATGAGAAAGAAATGATTAACCACTCTAAATGTAAAACTTGTAAAAAAAAACTTTTACACAGATATGTAGTATTCGACAAATACAAGTATTGTCTAAAATGTTTCTATACATCTGGTAAATCATTACCAATATTTCATGGTGAAACTAAACGAAAACACAAACGTATCTCTACCAATTAGAAATCTGATTGCACTTGTTGCAGCAGTTGCTATAGGTGTATGGGCATACTTTGGTATAGTTGAAAGACTTAATAAGTTAGAAACTTCAGATACTCTCTTTCAAGCTGATCTTTTAAAAAAAGCTGAGCAAGAACCAAAGAATCTTGAAATGTATATGCTTATTGAACACCTTGCAGGTCAAATAGAATCTATTGAAAAAGAAATTGAAGCATCAAGATATAACAAAGTAAACATAGATCACCTTAAAGAACAGGTAGATATGTTACAAAAAAAACTAAATGGAAACCATCAATGATAGAACAAGTAATAGCACTCTTAATGATCGTAGATCATGAAATAAAAGAACATAGAATACAAGCTAATATGTCAGAATGTTTACGTGGTAAAAGAGTAGCCAATAGAGATGTTGGTTCTAATGTTGAATATAGATGTATTATTTCTATGGCAGAAACAGAAATCTATATGGGTGAAAAATCTATTAAAAAACTTATATTAGATGATAAAAGCAAATAAAAAAAGAAACCCTTTTGCCAAACAGCTTAAGCATTTTAAAAATAAAATTATTAAAAATAAAAGACTTTACGATAGAAAAAAAGAGCAACAAATGTTGCACCATAGTCAAGCACTATAATCTCTCTCTATAATCATTTCTAGATAGTGAATAGCTTTTTCTATATCTTTTTTTTTACCTTTATTTTTATGACGACAAATGTATTTAATAGCATTGCCTTCGGCAAATGGTAAATTATTTTCATTAATAAAGTATGCAGGTTGCACTTTCATTTTTGAATAATGATTACCATCTACTTGTTTATTAAGTGTATCATAAGTCATATCTTTAAACATATCTATATCAGTCATTAAAATTTCAATCTATAACGACCAGGACGATTCTCTCGTTCTGGTTTTTGTTTTTTATAATAGTTTCTACGTAATTGTTTTATATCACTCTTTACTGCCTTAGTCATTTTTAAAAATGTGTAATCAGGATCTAAACCTGCTAATACACATATAGTTCTAAAATCTTGTGAATTACTTGTAAGCCATGATATTGCTTGATCTCTATGATATTCATAATAACGATCTTGACCCTTATATGCTGCATCATGCACTGCTTGGGTTATTACATTAAGAAACATTCTTTGTTCAGGACTTCTCATCTATGACTTCATAGGTCATTCGTTGATCAGCAGGATCTGTTTCTTGCCAATTTAAAGTTTGTGGATCTATGGCTCGGACTATCTTTAATGCTTCTT